CCATCTCGGACCGTCCGGAGTTTATGCGCCTACTGAACGAGTACTGGACCAAGCTCGGCCACAGACCGAAGTTGCATCACCGCCAAAAGGTCGCTGAGTTCTGCGGATATCACTTCGAGGTGGGGAAATTCGGTTTGACGGGCATTCACGGCCCAGATTTGCGACGTCAGTTGGTGCAGGCTGCGTTCTGTGCCAATTCCGCAGCCGTTGAGGCAGCATTGAGTGGTGACGCGCGGGCGTTCGGTAAGGCAGTGGGACCAGGCTTGATCTCACGTGCATACCAGCTCGCAACATCGTACCCCTCGTTTGCTCGGGTGCTTTTCAACATTGGCTTGACCTACCTACACGGGTCGGAGCCTTTGTTGACTCGCGACGACGTCTATGCTCTGGACCTTGATGAAGTTGTTCTGCCTCCACAGTATGCAGCGCAAGAGGACGACTCCGAGGTCGTAATCTTGAAGAAGCTTGAGTGGGAGCAGATCATCCCTCGAGTAGAACGACACATCAATGTTTCGCTTGTTGCCGGTCAAGGGGGACTCGAAGAGGCGGATATCGCACACCGCCTTGGAGCAGTAGATGAACCTGGAGACTGGTATTCTCTCATGGACACGGTCATTTGTTTGCGCCCTGGCGTGGACGAGTGCATGTTCAAGGAGTCGGTGAACCATTGGCTCAGCAGCACCGCCGTGCGCTGAGCGACGCAGCAGGGGAAGTGCGATGCATGTGCATGCATGGGGGGGCCAGCGGCTGGACACCGCTGGTCAGTACCGGGCGCTACCGAGAATGTGGACGCAAGCGTGCAGGGGCTCGGGCCCGTGGCTGTTGTGCCAGGGCGTTGTTGTAAGGGGCTGCCTTATTTCCTTGGGCAGTGTTTGTCTGTTTTTCACCCCACGCAGCAACTAGTGTAGAAATAGGGAGGGTCACACCTGCCCGGAGAATTACCTTCGTCATCTCCCGACCCTGGGGAGGTGCTCGAGCCAATTTGCTGGTCGATCTCTGCCGACTGAAGGTGAAGGCCAGGCTGGTACCCGTTCTAGCCGGAGCGGTACAGCGCACCTGCTGTCCTAGTGACATGAAGGCGACTGTTTGGGCGATTGCCAAGGAGCCCTTTCAGAACCCGAGGCAGCAGTGTGGATGGTTGCGGAACCGCGTTTGCGATGGGAATGAGCATGCTGCAGAGCATTGTTGCCGCAGCCTCTGAGGTACCCACACCATGGTGCACAGTGTTTTGTGAGCCGCGTGCACCTTTATGGCCAAACGTGTAAGGTTAGTTCACATAAGGGCGTGTTGTCAGTTTTTCCTTTTTGCTGGCTTCACGGGCATTAGCGCTCCCATTGTAAAGTTGTCCCCCGGGAGCTCTTGCGGTTCTCTTTTCTGTTTTCTTTTCGGCGTCACGGGCCTGTCATTCAGTTTCCTTTGCAAGGATGCCGAAGGCGAAGTCTGCGCCAGCCCCCAAGGCAAAACAACCTCCGAAACCTTCTCCGAAGAAACAGGCGAAGAAGAAGATGCCTTCACGTTCAGGGCCCCTGCGTGGTCCTGTTGGTGCGCCATTTCTGCATCCGCGCTTGAGTGCGTCTCACCTCACCACTCCTTCGCTGTCTGCGACACCGTACGTGGTGGTGAGAGACAAGATTACGGTTACGGTCAGCCCTTCAACGACGGTTGATCGCACCGTACTTATGATCGGCGGATTCAATGGCGGCCTCGAAGGCACCCTATCGTCGTTGTATGGAATCCTGGGTTCGGGCACCGCCGTCCCGGGCGGAGCCTCTGACTCCGGGATCTACGGCGTGAACTTCCAAGCCGGCGTGCACACCGGACGTGTGCGCATTCATCGGATCGGGGTGCGGGTTGTTAACACTGGTGGTTCTTCTTCAAACACAGTGCCAGATGGCAAGTTCTGGATGGGCACACTCCGTGGAACTGTGAGGCGGAACAATTTTATCGATTACAACGCGTTAGGTGCTTGGTTGGTAGGTCGCAACGAGCTTCGGGAGTACACTAACTACTCGGCATTCACTTCATCTAAGACGGCGGTTTGCACTCCTTTCGACTTCCTTGATTGGGAGTCATTTAAGGACTCAGCCACCATCGCTGGACCGAATGTCGCAGTCGCTATGGATACTCTGTCGCAGGTGGCGATCGTTATGGGCCCTGTTAAGAACGCGCAGTCATTCGACATCCAACTCGACGTTGAGTTGACCTCACAATTCACTACTGACCCGTTGTTGAACTCATTGTCCAAACACCACCCCTCCGTTCCAGACGACGTTTGGCACGCTGCGAGGCGGTTCGTGTCTGAACATGCCCCGGTTCTGGAAGAGGGCGCGGCGGTTGCTGGAGCAGCCATGCTTGGACCTGAGGCTCTTGGAGCTGCGGCGGCTTATATGGGCAGCCGGGCGTTCGCGCCTGCTGCAGCCCGTCTCGGTGGTCGTGGTGTTCGAGCTCTCATGAATGGATGATAACGCTCGCCGATTTTCGCTGTGTGTCTTGAACCCTGTGGTGGCGCCAGCCCGCCCGAGTGGCCTG